GTGGTTCATTATGACAGTTAGATTCGCATTCCCTGAGTAGCTGGAGAGGGTGCAAGAATTGTCGCCAATGGCGTTTGGTAGTGCGATCTGATTCTGAATCGTCAGAGTAGCCGCCGACCCTGGTACGTCTCCCAGGATACAATCACCCTCTCCCGCAACAGTCTGATCGCTTTCGTAGATGTCGCCGTCCATCGTCGAGGTGACAAGTCCAGCCTGTGCATATTTAGGGTTCGCTTCTGCCGGAGCGTCCCAATACCAATAGTTCCTGTAGGTATCACCTCGAATCAGGACCGCATTATAAGCAGTTGTGAGGTGAACGAAGTTGTACTTAAATGTCGCCCAATTAGCCCCGGATGTAGACGCTAGCGCCTCGTGAAAGTAGTTATCCTCTATCGTAAAGCCGCCAGGGGTGTAAAAAAGGACGTGCTTGTCAAAGACGTTGCGTAGGACTGTCCTGGTACCAGAAGCGTAGCTAGTAGCGTTCTCAACCCTCCAAGCCTCTGTCGCTGCTGTGTTTGTGAAGTTGGTATCCTCGATCCTAAAGGTCCCAAGGTCGGCGTTCATGTTGTAGGTCCCGCCAATACCGCCTGTCGTGTCGAAGGTACAGTTGAGAATCTTAACCGAATCCCCTGAGTTACTAGGGCTTGTGCGGATAGCCCTGTTACTACTGTCCCCCATACGAAGGAAGTCAACGTAGTTAAGGTCGAGAGTCCCAGCACCCCTTAGCCACGGTCCAGTCCCGTCGTTGATCCAAGCGTTCCCGCCGCCTGAATTAGACCGGATTGTAACGTGCGATCCGCTCGTGCCGTTTGCAATTAGCTGTGGGGTTTGGTTGTGCCCTGTCCCTAGTCGTAGCTCGTACTTTTGACTTAGTGGCGTTGTAGCGTTGCTAGCGTCAAACTCAAGTATCGAGCCATCTTCAAGGGTGAAGATGTTGCTGGATACCTCGATCCCACCCCGAACCGTCAGAGACACGCCAGAATTGACCGTGAGAGATCCCGAGCTGCTGAGAGTGACCACGGTATTGCCACCTGCCGGAGATGTTCCAACCGTGGTGTTTGCCGATACCGTAACCGCATGAGTGATAGAGGCTGTATCCCCTATCCCTGGCGATCCACCACCGCACGATGTCCAAGTCCCCGCCGTGCTCCACGGTCCCGCAGCATTAGACGCACAGGCTGCCGCCCATGCGTTTAAGCTGAAGAATAGTGAAAAGATTAGAGAGACAAGCACCCTCATCAGTTAGCCGCCTATTTATAGAGGAAATTGCACTCTGCAGCTGTTGCTGGTGCTGTGCCACCTGTCCCAGTTGTGGTAGCTGCCACCTTGATCGCATTAGCGAAGTTGACCCCGTTTGCAAACTCCACGTTGCCACCGCCTGAAGCTGGAAGGCCGAACGACAGAACCGCTGTCGTAGTGCCCACCGTTACTGCGCCGGAGGTGTCATAGATTTGTATGTAGGTCGCTGCTGCCGCTGGATTAAAGCAGTGATAGCCGCCGAGGTTGCCCGCCGATGCCTTTACCGTTACGGCTGTGTTAGTCAAAGCCGATGCCTTGTAAGGGCTCCACCCGCCAGTCGTTGAGGGGGTTAGGGTTGACCAGAGGCCACCGTTCCCGCTGATTCCAGCGAGGGAATAATCTTCTGTAGTGCCGCCTGATACAGTCGGAGAGTCTGTTCGTTTAAAGAACACCGGGATACCTGGCTGCCCTGATGTGTGGGCCGCGTCTTCGGTTCTGATTAAGCTGGTCCCCGTTTGGAATGAGCTGTCTATGTTGACCTGAAGAGCCCCAACCGAATTTACCGAGGCCGCCGACGGCTCAAGGTTTGACCCCTGGATAGTGGCCCCCGAGTCATTCCGCAAGAACCCCCGATCATCTGCCTGTGCCGTACTAACCAAGCACACCAACACAACGAACAAAATGCGATTCATCTCTATCCCCTCTTTCTTGTTTTTGGCTCAATCGCCGTATCAAAAGCCTCTGATAGCGAAGGCTCTTTCTTCTTCCCGATCTCTGCCCTGAGAGCTTCAATCGCGTCGTCCTTCTGCTTCATCAAGAGCTTGAGGCTCTCGATCTCCTCTCGCATCTGCGCGAGGGGTGCTGTTGATTTGGCTGCTGCTAGAAAATCGATTGCTTTCTGCCTGAGATCTCGCGCTCCCATGCCGAGGTTGCGTAGTCGTTCATCATCTACGCTAGCGAGCGCCTCCAATGTCGGGACTCCCACGGCCTGAAGCTCTGCCGCTCGCGCTCTTGAAATAAAACCCCAATTCTCTATGGGCATTCCGTGAGATGGTTGCTCTCGGTTCGCTTTGTACGCTTCCCACTCCGGAGTGAATCGTTCTATATCCGCTCGCCGAACTGGGCCCTCGTAAAGCGCGTCTCTTTGTCCGGGAGCTCTAATCTCGATCATGTCAACATCATCACACTGAAGAAGCCCCTCCTTTATGGTCTTGGAGTGATTTTCGAGATGCCCAGGATAGAGTTTAATAAGCAAATTCTCGTCGCCTGGTCGTCGCCCGCTCGCGCTCTTCTGCCTTCCGTTGAACATTCATTTCCTCAATAAAAATGGGGCAGGGCTATACAAGCCCCCGCCCCGTACTGCATTAAGCTGTCAGACCGTCATCCATGAACGGATACTGAATCTCTAATTCAGCCAAACCGGTCGAAGGTGTGTCGATGGCAGATGCGCCCTTGCAATTCTTCACAAGGTCGCCAGCTACTACCGCATCGTCCATGCTTCCTGCTGTCGCTGTTGCGTAGCAGTTAGCGTTATCAGCGAAGGCTGCGAGTACCTTCCCTACGGCCTTACCGTAGATCTGATACCAACCGTACTGACTCGCCACGTTGATGCTCATAGCGAAGGCAACCGGTCCGATTGCGTTAGCTGCCAGGAGAGCGGTTGTGTGATCATCCATGTTGAATGTCACAGAGGAACCAACCACCGTTGAGGCAACTCCAGTCAAATAAATGAACTCACCTACACCATAGGTTGAGTCCACCGCCTTGATACGAGTACCAAGAGGCAAAAGCTGCGTTGTGGAGGTATCTGCAATCGCTTGCGGAATAACCACCTGTTCAAGAGGGAAAAAAGCCATAATTCAATCCGTAAAAAAGTTAAAAGGGGTGATTGCTCACCCCGTTTTGTTAGTCCTTCAGAACACCCTGAAGTGAGGCATTAGAGAGGGTCATATTCCCTGCCCATGCGATCAGCTTCACGATTGCATCCTGGTTTGTCGCGTAACGATCAGCACCAAGCGGAACCATGTTCCGATCCTTGTGTGGTCGGTAGTGGATATAGTTGGTGTTGAGGAAATACATGTGGTTTGCTGGGCAAGCCGCGCCAACACCACCATCTAAGACAACATCAGCGTTCATGTACTTCAAAGAAGTAAATCCAGCCTGGGCCATCTTGTCGGAGGTGATGCGTTGAATGCTCTGCAATGACTCTAGATAGAACCGGAAGTAAGCATTGTCAGCAACAACGAGATCCGGAGCATCCACACCACGAACGAGCTGTACATAAACTCGGTTCATGTAGCTTTGGATGTTCGCAGCAGTCGCAGCAGCCGATCCGTCGGTGGTTGAATCGAATGCAATGTTTCTCCAGAAGGTCCATGTAGCACGGTTGATCCCGCCTACTGTTCCAGAGGAAGGAGCATCAGCAACGAGGTGCTGAAGTCCACCAATCTGCTTCCCGCCTGATCCAGTACCGTCAGAGTAGCAACCCTCGGCGATGTTGTTCACCATGGTGCGCTCTGCGTTCTTTACTCGGCTTTCGAGAAGGTCGATTACTGCCTCTTTGCCTGAATTCTGTAGCTGTTCAAGCCCAGAAATCGTTACAGCAGCAGCAGCCTGTTTCAGAGAGAATTCAGCAGCAGTCATTACATCAGAAGGGGAGATATTCAGAGTCTCGTACCCGCTGTAGTACATGAATGTTCCGTTCTCTGCGTATTCGAGCTCTTGCCGAATAGTTGATCCGCCAGAAACGGGCTTAACATTCCCCTTTTCCTTGAGACGCATGAGAAGAGCGTTGTTGGTTGTGACGTTATCGGCAAGGCTGCGCCCGCGACTCTCGATAGTCGTGGTGAGCAGCTCCGAAATATTTGGAGATGCCATACAATTCTATAGAAAAATAAAAGTTAAGAGAGGGAGTCCCAGGCCGATTCTAATGAATCCCTGATACTCGCCGGTGCAGAACTTGGCATTGCTCCTGATGTGGGTGAGCCACGAACAGAGACCGCTGCGGCTTTCGCCTTTTGCGTCCTCGTCTGCATTTCAGCTATGCGCTTTGATTCCTGCTCCTTGAGGAGGCGCTCACGAACTTGTGGGTTCATCCACATAGCCCGCTCATACGCCTGGTCTAAGACCTGCCGGTGGGTGAGCCCCGGCTCATTCGCTGCAAAGTGCGAAACAATGGGCAACATATCCGACCAGATTTCTTGGAAATACGGTCGCACTGGCTTGCCGTCCGTACCTATCTCGGTTGCATACGCTTCGATCCCCTGCTCAAGTTGGGTCTGATATTGCTGCTGCTCATACATCTGCCGCTCGCTCATCGTTCCCTGAACCTGTGCAAGTTCCTGTCGTAGCCGTGCAATCTCCGGATCCACTTGCGGCTGCTTCTGTGCTAGTTCTGCGAGGTTGAGCCCGTATGAACTGGCAAGCTCGTTTATTGCCGTTTGTGGATCTCGGTCGAGATAGTTTTGCCAAGCTAGGAACTGCTTGATCACAGCTCCGGGCTGTATGCCAGCCTTTGCCCATTTCTCTTCATGGGGTGCGAGCACGCTGTCGATCTCTGCGTATCGCTTTTGTACTCGTGAGAGCTCCATCAGCCTGTTATTAGTGGCCGTGTCCCTCTCGCTTTCGCGCTTGGATATTGTTTCTTGTAGGTGAGGAGGTAGCGAGGAGAAAGCCTCGCGCTCTGCTTGCTTCCAGCTCTTGGGTGCCTCGAATGTTGGCGCTGCTGGCTTCTCTACCGCTGGGGCTGCCGTCTGCTCTGATTTCTTAGGCCGTCCCGGTCCCCGCTTCTCTTGTGTCGGCTCTGCCGTAGGCTTGGTTTCTAGCCCTTTTGTGACATCGACATCAGCCGTAATAGCCGCAGCATCAGGAGCATCAAGCCCTGATTCGTTTGTGGGTGCTGGCGATTGTACATCGTCGCCGTCATGCGCTGCCCAAGCCGCCTCTATTTCATCGCGTATACTATTTTCTTCGCTCACTAAGTTGGTTCCAGGTTGAGATCAAGGCTTCTCTCTCGCCCCCGATCTCTTTAGGCTTGGGGGTGTCAAACTTCTGATCCCCGACCTCTACGCAACCTGCTGCTCTCGTCATCTCTCGAAATTTCTTTTTAGAGGTAAAATAGGTGCCCGATGCTGGATGCACCGTCGGATTCATGTCATCCGTGATAATAGTAGTTCGCACCGCAACCTCGTCGGCTTCTTCTTTTGGGATTACCTTGCCGTTTCTAAAGACCCAGAATCCTCTTGCCACTCTATCTCCGAAGCCCGGAAATTTTATTTATGTACCTTGTCTTTGATTCGTCCGTTAGCACTTCTTCATCTTTGAAGGAGAACCTTCCGGCCTTCCTCCCCTGCGCATCTTTGACAACGATCTCCGTTATCCCAATATCAGACATGACCGAATCAACAGAAAGGCCAGCTTTCTCAATTTCTGCCAATATGAAGGCTTTTGTATTTTGTGCCATATATCCGGAGTGTAGGTGTAGTTTTTCCCTATTGCAACCAAGTTGCATCAGTGGAGCAACAGATTTAGCATAAAGTCTTCAGTGTCTAACTCTTCGAGTACTTGCATTGCCTTAAGCCTTGCCCGCTCCTCTTGGATGTACCTCTTTTCTAAGTCGGCTATGGCAATGGATAGGGCTCGCTCGTTCATAGCTTTTTGGGCTTTCTCGAAACTCAACATCTCCTGTATGGCTATCTGGCCTCGTAGCTTGTCGAGACTCTCCCTTAGTGCCGTTACTCTATAAGCCGCATAGAGGTATCTAGCCCGCGCATCATCAAGGGCTGCGCCTTGAGCTGGTGCTATATGCGTCTCTACTATCTCGTCTTCCTCTTCAGGTGCAAGCTCAACCGGAATGAAAGAGCCCGGCTTATATCGCCGCTTCCATTCTGTTTCTGTGAGTATCTCTAGGTGATATTTCTTGCTCGATCCTCCATCGTGGGTGTCTACTGTAGCCCCACTCCTCGACCTGAATAATAAAAGCAAGCTCATTTTAGGCCAAGAAATTTAGCCGTTGTTAATAGTTTTTGAACTCTCTCGCCAAAGGTGCCTGGATCTCCATTATCTACCAGTAATGCCGCCCAGGGATTTCCCGCCGCTCCCGCATCGTTTAGCTTCTCGCCCATAGTTCCAGCGGTGTTGAAGTCTGAGGCTGCTGCCTCCCAAACTGCCCTGGCTAATGCATCGGCTGAAAACTCTGTCTCGTTAGTGGATAACCCTGAGAGATACCCTATAGCTGTCATAGTAGCTGATGGGCTGAGGGTGATTGACCCGCTTGACGATAGACCGGCAAGCGCCCCAATCAGAGCACTTCCAGACAGTGTTATAGTTGCTGAGCCGCTCCCAGCAGCTACCGATAGGATTGACCCTGTTGCACTAAAGATAATTGTAGCATTTCCACTACCGGACACAATCAAACCTCCGGTTGCCGTCGGAGTGAAGGTAATAGTGGTGCTACCGCTCCCAGGTAGTCCGGCTACGGCAAAACCTGTCTGAGTAAATAGAATCTCCGTGTTATTGTGAGATGCTAAACCACCTGACTTTTGCGGCATTTGCCACGCTACCGGATGCCTTGCCCCTTGTGGCTTTGAGGACAGGGAACTTATACCTGCATCGGTTGCAAATATATTCCTAGCCGCTCCAGGCATCGTGGTACTAGGGGTATCGAGCCAAGGATAGGAGCCGTTCGACGTGGTTGCCCCGTAGAACTTTACAGCCCCTAGCGTATCCCGATAATTATTACTAAGTATCCCCACTATCCACCGTATCCGTAGTCAAAATCGACAAATACTGTACCGCCTGAAGTTGTGGCCCCCGTCTGAAACATTATGAACATGATATTTGCTCCGTCTTTAATCTGTCTAAACGACGGGATGGCGTTGCAGAAATCCATCTTGGAATAGAGCCCCGTTGCCGGAACTGGTCCTGTCCATAGAGGTTTTACGAGGTGTAAAATAACCGTCCCTGATGCGTGTGCAGTACCAGCCCAGACAACAGACACAATATCAGAAACTCCCGTGTCACCTGCTGCGAGCGGTAGGAACGGGTTGTATTTATTAGCCGCAGCTCCTGTATTTATGATGCTTCCATTTGTAGCCGACGCTGTTGATGTAAAGGTGGTGGTCGCTCCTGCTGCGCCGCCTGTGTCTAGGTAGTTCACGATACATGTTGGAGCGTTTGCACCAAGAGCACCTAGCGCTGACATGTACATTCTAAGACCTTCGCCGTTTGCGTATCTGTCAACTTTAGCGCCGGAACTTCCGATTGCAGTCATCGTGACTGTCTTAGTCCCTGTGGTGGTTACATTGGTGGTAGAGAGTTTTACATATCCAATATGGTCTACCGCCATGATAAACCACGGGGCTCCCGCTGCTGCGACGCACGATATACCTGCGTTTAGAAAGTGCTTTGTAGCTGGATCAACATCGCCCCCAGTATATAGCGTTCCTTCTGACCAGGTGTTGTCCGTACTTGTAAAGGTTAAATCGGCTGCCCCGAACGTGGCTGCTACTGGTACGCCCGTAGCGTTACCCAAGTCTGTCCAGGCTCCCGCAGTCCCCGCAGCAGGGAGTGTCTTTTGGAACACGACTGTATCGGTCTTTCCGTTGTTTGTTATCTGATTTATTAAATCGTCTTGACTTGTCCAGCCCATAAAATTACACGCTCCACAAAGTTTCTATATATCCGACTAGAATAGACGAGGCTAATGACCCGCCCATTCCTTTTGATAAAAGCCCAAGAATTGCCCCGCTCTTTATGACAGGGGCCGCCGCCCTGTGTATTACGCTATCGACTGAAGCCGCCGCGCCGTAGCTTTCAAGGTTTCCGCTGGTGGTTCTCCTGCACTCTGCGTTTACAACAAACGTCTGAATAGGCTTTACAATTACTAGCGCCATAAGCCCGCCGCCCACCGCTGTGAAGGTCACTGATTCAATCGACCGAACACTACTATCTCCCGCCTGTAGTGGTAGAAACGGATTAAACCCGTTTGCAGATATGTTTGCGTTTACCGATTGACCTCCACCCGCGACGATTTGCGTAAATATGTTCGGGCTTGTTCTTCCAGCCACACCGTCTTGATTTGTGTAGGTGAAAGTAAATTGCCCTATTGTAGACGATGCCGACTGAGCGATTGCCATAACATACCCACTTGTATAGCGCGGTATTGTTACGGTTTGAATCATGTCCTGTTGGTCGGTGCTGTCTGTGTCGATGAACGGGTAATACATCAAGTAATCGCACAACATCAGCTTTTGACGTTGGTTTGTCGTCGAGGTAGCACTGGCTGCCGATGTCATTACCGTGATGTTCTTAAGGCACTGATCAACGGCAGGTAAGTAAATCCCCCGTGTAGAATCCACATAGGCCGCTTCTAGCGGAGTAGATGCATAGAAGTTAGCTAGTGGACTACCCGCAAAGTACGAGTAATCCACATAGCTGCTTGTAATCGTAGCGGTACTAGTCACAGCCTTTCTAAACTGTGTCACCCAACATTGCCCTGCGGCATCTGCGTTGGCGTACTCTGCTACGTTAATAAAGCCCATATTAGTCTATCAACACATCCAAGTCGCCGATGTTAAACTGAGGCTGAATACCGTTAGATATCGACAAGGAAGAGGTTAGCGCCCCGCTTACAATAATCTGTCCGGCACCGTTCTGCGTAGTACATACTGAGAAATACGTTGCCGTAGCAGAGCCGCCTGCGCATAAAGGGAATTGCAATAACGCTGCATTGCTCGCTTCGTTACCTGTGATTGTAAATCCCGTGGTTCTTGAAATTGATACACCATCATAGCCAGTGTAAGAGATCTCGTTAGTAACCGCCGTTCCTGCTTCTCCTGGATCTGCGCTATGTAACCGAATAAAGAAATTAGCATTCCCCCACCATGCCGGGTCTGTGCTATCAAAAATAGCCAATGCTAAATCATTTTCTGTTGTGTTGCTTGCTGACATAGATTCCTCTAACTATAAACTAAACTAGCCCTATCATTCCAAACATTATCGAAACTACTGTCACCATCTGCCCATAATATCGTAGTATCTGCATTGGTTAATCGCTTAACTCTCCACACCGCATCACCAACAAGAGAGCCCGGCAATGCCTCTCCGATGTATGTATAGGTAGCGCCTTCATCAAACTTAAGAGCAAGAGCTCCGGATAGCATGTGCTGGAGCTGCTTTCCATCGGCATCCTCTGTCGTCTTAACATCGTAGTCTGTTAAGGGCGCATTACTTACTGTTGGACTATCAGCCACCGATAACCCCTGGAATCATAGGCTCTTCGTTAGGTTCTTCAATGACTTCACCTGTTCGCATCCCAGTGAGAGGGTCGATAGGTCCGAGTATCACTTTTTTACGCCCAGGGGTAACATTTAGATTCAGCGTTATAGGCTGCGCTTGTGGTGCTGGCTCTGGAGCCTCTGCCGCCTCGCTCTGCATCGTAGTAAATTGATGCTGCGCCGCTGTCGCCTGTATCTGTGCATCCTTCATCTGTAGTTGTAGCTGAAGCTCTGCCAGCTTGAACTGGAGCTCCTGGATCTGCATAGCTTGATCGCCGCCGATCTTCTGTTGCTCAAGAGCTAGTTTCTGCTGCTCAAGTTCACCCTTTTGCTGAACCTCTACCATCTTGGGATCTGGTGGTTGTTCAGGTGGTGGCTGTAATAGAGCTTGTTGAAACTGGTCGATAGACTGCTCTAGTACCCCCTCAAGTGAGCGCCCCGCTCTATATTGCCGAGCTGTATACTTGAGCGTTTCACCCATGAACAGCATGAATTCCGGTGCAACCTGAGCAACAGAAAGAACCTGCTGCATGAATCCACCTACCGCCGCGAGATACTCGTTTGCCTTCTCTTTGGCCGCTTGCTCGTCTATGGCGATAGTCGAATCTGTCTCGATTTCTATCTTGTAGGTTCGTGAGGGGTCATCTCTTAGAAGCTGGATCACCGCCTCAAACTGCGCCGGGTCTTCTGGGTTGACCTCTGCTATCTGGTCAAATCCGCTGATGCGTCTAATTGTCTCAGGCTGGAAGTGCTCCGCTATGATCTCGGCTTTCATTGCCAACAGATCCCGCGCAAACCGCTGAACATCCTGCTGCCTTGACTGTAGCCGGAGGGTGGCAAAATTGCCTTTTATCTGCTGAGCTGTCGCCGTCTCATTGGCGTTCGAATTGCCCCTGACAATATCAGAGAGCCCAGTGATCTCGTATATCTCTGAGAGCGTACGATCTCGCGCTTCGTAGAGCCTTATTAGAACTTCCGCGATCTGCTGTATAGGTAGCCAAGAGATCACGCCGTCGATCCCGCCCTTCTCCATTAGGAAGGCCCAGTTCTGAACTGGTATTAGGCGATTCTCTGTTGATTCAGATACCAAGCGATCTAGCTCGGTCATTGAGGCATCGTATACGCCCGCAACCCGGAGTGATGAGGTCAACAGTCTGATCCGCTGTGATAGCCCGTCGAGCTCTTTGTATTGAGCCTGGCAAATATCATAGTCGGGGACAGGGATGAGCGATCCCCGCTTCCTGGTCGCATAAAGGGGTTTAGGACACGGGAAAAATCCAGATAGCCCGTATGGGTCATCCTTCGCATCGCATAGCTTGTCGTAGCCTTCGCACAGCCAATAGACGCGCTTTGTGGCCTTGTCCCACACTTCCCAGATTACGGCCTTGCCGAATTTCTCGGCATGTTCTGGCCTGTCCTCGTCTACACCTTTGGGCTTGTGAGATAGCGGTAGATCCTCTGGGAATCCGCGCTCGTTTAGCTGGTCACGGTTGAGATACGAGCGGAATGCTACCCATTCCACCTCTTCCCATGTTCTGCCGGGCTGATGTCTGAAATCCTTGGGATAGACGTACTCAGTCGGCACACCCTCTTTGATGATCTGCTCTACTTCCTGGCCGGTCATCTCGTCGAAGGTCTTTGCAAGCTCAACATCGAACCTGATTCGAGACGTACCCCGAGCGCCTATGAGGTAGTCCAAAACCACCTCGTTCATTATGCCTGAGAAATCCTCGTTTTTTGCCTCAAAAGCTGTCGCCCGCTCCCATGTCTGAGAGGTGAGCCGGGATAGTACATCCTTGTCCTTGTGCCGTCGCTCTATCTGAACTACAGGCTGGCGGGCATAAAGAGCTGGGCCAAGTACATTGATATTTGACCAAAAAATATTAAAAGAAGAGCCGCTATCCCCAAGGAAGTCGCTATCATCGCCGCTTCCTTTAGCCTCCGCTGCGTACTTCGCCGAGACCTTATCGACGCGCTTCTCCCACCTTTTGAATTCTTTCTCATAGAGCTTCAACTCCTGAATCCAGCGCGCAGCTAGCGCCCTAGTGTCATTTTCACTATCTGAGGGTTTTTCGGTGATTTCTGGCATCAAACGGCTCGTTTTCGCCGTTTTTCTCGTT